ATCATCAACACGATCTTCTACGTCACCTTCGCCTTCTTCACCGTCAGCATCCATGTCCATGTCCATGTCCATATCACCTTTTGGTTCCATGTCCATTGCACCCATCATATCGTCTGCTGGATCGCCGCCTTCAACTTCAAATTCGTCTAAATTAAAGTCTTCGTTAGTAGCTTCTTCTTTGTCATCATCTGATGCTTCATCTACTTCTTCGTCTGATGCTTCATCTACTTCTTCGTCTGATGCTTCATCTACTTCTTCGTCTTTAGTTTCGTCTACTTCTAGTTCAGACTCTAAAAGACCTTCATAGATGTCTCTTGATTTTTCTACCACAATTTCGTGGAATAATTCTTCTGCTCCAGCTTTGTCTTCATTGACTAGCTTTTCAAGCATTTCTTCAAATTTATTTAGATTTGCCATTATTTTCTCCTATAAATGTTATACCTATGGTAAGGCTGTCAATTGTATTTAACATATAGTAGAAAATGTGTGCAGAAATAGGCTCAAAACGAGCCATTTATGCGAGATTATAGATTTTTTTAAATGTTTCTATAAAAATAGTAGTGTAATTGTCAAAAGTATTTAGTTCTTCAGGATCATAATTATCTGGATGTATAACTCGTACAAAGTTAATTTTAGGATTTTCTTTGATTACTGATCTAGTTTGACGCATCCAATTTCCAAAAAATGTTGCACCATCTGTAGATTTTTTATAATTTGCAGTATCGGCATAGATGTTATTTAGAGACTTGCCATCATTTAGGCCTTTATAATCAAATCCTAAAATATATATAGTATCATAACCATGTTGGGCTGATAACCATAATGCTGTAGGACCACTGCTCCAGCCCTTGCTTGGACTAAAAAAATTCAGATTTTTCATTCGGTGATAGGTTTTATTTGGATTTGTCCAAACTTGATTCTTGTGTTGGAAACCGGCTTTGTTTATTTCTAATACCATTTTAACATCTACTGCTACTAGATAATCTGGATTGAATGTTCTGTACAAAGCATTACACCCGTATACTTTTCCTAATGATTTTAAATTTACCGGATCGATACTAGATCTACTTGTGCCATTACCTAGCACAAATGCAGTTCTTGCGTTTATAGATTTTCCTTCTACTTCAGGATTTATTTGATTTTGAATTGATTTTAAATACTTTTCTTGACGGCGCTGATCTCTAATCGCATGCCATTCTTCTTTTGTGTATTTGCTTTTATCTATTTTTGCCATTAAACACCGGCAGCGTCTGCTTGCGCTGCTATTCCATACATTTGTCTAACAAAATCTAATTCGTCAGCCTTCTCTTCTGTATGTAGCTCGCTTGCTTTCCTTGCACGGTTTATTTGGCTTAGAGTAAGTCTTGTTTTTCTAGTATCGTCAAAGTCTACTACCGAGTCGTCGTACTTGGGATCGTACCTATGGTCTTCAGTAGGTTCAATTGTTTCTTTGTCAAAATAAAATAATTCACGTAGTATCATAATAGTATTTATATCGTTTGGTCAGTTGCAGGTGCTGCAGGTGCTGCACTTCCGCCTGTTGCTGTTTCTGGTGGTGTAGCTTCTGCGCCTATCTCTGGAGTTTCTTCTCCAGCTAGTTCATCTTCTGCACCAGTTATGTCTGAACTTATTCCTGCTGAACTAATACCTGCTCCGCGCATTTCTGCACTTGCATCTTCAGCCGGTGCTCCTAGTGTTTCATCATTTTCTTCACGCCACAGTCTTTCGTTTTCTGCAATCTCTTCTGCACTCATACCCAAGAAACGTTTCATAGCAAATCTATTTGACACATAAGGTATAGCACTCATTTGTGTATAAGTTGGTACTCTACTATTGTCTAGTTCTGCTTGTCTGTAGCTCGCAAAGTTTTGTGGTGGTTCAAAAGATAAATCAAACATTGCTGTATCAATGTTTACACCTTTTTCTAAAAGATAACGTTTGAATTCTTGATTAAACTCTTCTACAATTAGTCCTTGTAGACGTTCACAATATGTGTTAAATCTTAGTTCTTGTATGTATGCAGTGCCGACTCGTCCATCATTATAAGAGCTTGCTCCATCATCAGCACCCGTAGGCAAATAGCTGGAAGGTATTCGTAAGCCGCGTACGAGCTTATTAGTAAAGTATCTAAGATCATCAATCTCTCCTAGGTTAGTACCGCCTGGTAATGTTTCAACTTTAGAACCTCTACCTTCAGCTGTTTGTGGGAAAAAGTAATCTTCGTTAATTGACAGTGGATTGTAAGAACTGTCTATGACATTTGTGCCTCCACCTGTTGCCGATGGTATACGTCTTTGGTGTATTTCCGTTTTAACACGTTCAACAAATTGCATAGCAAGGTGTGATGGCATGTTACCCACATCAACGTAGAATACTCTGCGCTCAGGCGCACGTTGTACACGATAGATAATAATAGCATCTTCGAGTAATTCTTTTTGTTTGAATACTTTAAATATTGTTTCTAATAAACTGTTACCAAATGGATAGTTGTTGTCAAGTCCTTCTGATAGACTTAGGTGAACCACATGCTGTGCATCAATTGCAATTTCACCTTCTTCAATAGTAAAACGTGAACCTGCTGGTACATTTACTCCGCCAGTCATTCCTCTTGCGCCACCTGTTTGATAACTTGCGCCCGGACTACTTATGTTACCATTAGTAATATGAGGTGATGTAGCAACCATTTCTTTAAAGTTTAGGTTTACATCTTTTATAATATATTGTTCAGGTCTTTTGCCTTCGCTTTCGTTTACAATAATACGTGTAAGTTTTGCAGGATCTACATGAAACAATTTCTTTGTTTCTGGATCTCTTAAAAATATTGCATCTCCGTATTTGAATACATTACGGAAAGTTCTAAACATGCGTGTTTCAAAATTGTTAATTTTACACCATTGTTTTAGATATTGTCCAAGGATATTAATTTCGTTGTTGGTAGCAGGCTTGTTGTAATTAAATTTAAAGTTTGTGCTGTTCTCATCATTTTTTTGTGTACAAAATTCAGCAAGTATATCTAGTGCAGCGTTAACTTCACTGTCATTATCCATTGTGTTGTACTGTCCGTAGCGTTCAACTCTGTTTGGGCTACCTACATATACGTCAGGCAAGTAACTTGAATAGTTTGATCTTGCAGGACCGGGGCGTCCACTTGCTCCTGCTCCACTTATGGGAGAGTAGCTTCCATTTACGTTATCGCCAGTTTGTACTGGAGTAAAATATTTTTTCCAACTCATGCTCTACCTAGTCCACCCATTAAATTACCACTGTGGCGTAAACCTTTTAATTGTTTTTCACCTGTTCGTGCTTGTACACTATTTATGTTAACTAATTGTAACATGGTTTGGTTAAGAATGTCAAGTTTTTGTTCTACCGATGTGCTATTTTGCATCTGTGCAGATGCTTCTTGAGCCACTTTTGACATTGGAGCACCCATCATTGCCATTTCATCTTGCATAGTTTTGGCAATATCAGGCATTCTATTCAACATTGCCTTCATATTTGGTATAATTGCACCATCCATGCCTGCTACAAATGTTTCTGGTCCAAATTCCCCTACCAATGAAGCTTCACCAGAACTGATTCCGCCGCCAAGTGCATTTCTACTTACATCGTTCCTAGGTCGTTTTAAATTATCTGTTTCTGAGGTTACAGGATCCTTTATAACATTGCCTTTATCGTCAACTGTTGGATTTTGAACTATCAATCCATTTTTATGGATAATACCTGCTGCGGCTAAATCGTCTAATGCTTTATTTTTTGCTTCTACTGACACTGATCCATTTTCAAATGCTTTTATTATGTCAAGGTTTGCTCTATCTTCTTCGCTAACTTGATTCCTTTGATTCTCTTGGGTATCGCCTGGTATTCCTGCATCTATGCCGCTAGCAATTGACCCTGTGATTGAATTTAAAGTTTCAATAAATTTTGCTGTAAACGCTTGAGCGCCTTTGATTAAAGTATCATTACTGTCTAGGTTACTAGCTAACTGTTTTGCTATCCTGCTTGATTGATTTGCTATTTCTTGTTGACTTTTATTTAACACATTAGAAATTTCAGTGCCTTCGCCAGTGCCACTAGTTTGAGTTTTTTGTATTTCAACCTGTTGTTTTAGCATTTGTGCGTATGCTTGAGTATATGAAAGACTTTCTCCGGTGTTTGCAAGTACCTTTTCTTGATGTGCATTGATCTGATTTATAAGTGTATCAGTTTGTTCAAGATTTTTTTCTTGTGCATCAAAGATACTACCTAATCCGCCTAGTCGTGCAAGCGTTAAACCTTGAGCTGACCCTGCAAATTCGGCAACTTGTGCAGTAGCTTGTTGACCCATTTTCTTAGCTGCATCGCCACTACCTTTTCTTACATCGCCTATAGCGGCATCAATACTTCTAGCTGCTTTATGATTACTTGCGGCAAAAGCTATAGCCGCTTTTCCTACCGGAGCACCATAGGTGAGTATATCTTTTGCATAGGCCTTTGCACCATCGCCTGCATTAGCTAATCCAACTTGTAATTCTGAAAATGCTTTCTGCGATTCTGGACCCATTTGTCTAAGAGCAGCATTTACTCTACCTTGAGACTGTTCCCTAAGTATATCTTCTTGCATTTGATCTAATTGCTTACCACTTAGCTTAGACATAATATCTAAAGATTCAGCCATACGTAAACTAGCAGCCAGCATTTCTTCATCGCCTCCGGGGCCGCGCATCTTAGCACTACGTTGTTGTATTTCCATGTTCTTAAGAATAAATTCGTTTGATTCATTAAGCGTCATACCCAAACGCTGGAATCCGTCAATAACAGGTCTATCTCCGCTAAACATAGCATTTGACAATTGCCTGAATCTCTTAACACCACCTTGAACACCTCCAGCAAATCCTGCCAGTGCTTCGCTGTTAGCGCCAACCATGCTTGCAAAGTCACCTAGAGTTAATCTAGTTTCGGCTGCTCCCATTCGTAATTCTGCTAAATTTCCGTTGAATCCTGCGCCAACTTTTGATAAACTTTGAAATACTTGCTGAGTTTCATCTGCATAAATTAACATACCAGACATAGCATCAGCTACCATACTGACACCAGGTACTTTGTCAAGACTCTTAGCAAACGTTGACACTGCACCTGCATAAGTG